CGAAAAGATTGTCTCAATCGTAGATACAAACCTCAGACGGTCTATCGGCTATTATGACAGTGAACTTTCAAGAGAACGCCGCAGGGTTATGGACTACTACAGCGCCAAACTCCCGCGCCCAGCGCATGATGGCAATAGTCGTTATGTAAGCCAAGATGTCTATGACTCAGTGGAGTCGATGAAGGCCGCACTGCTTGAAACCTTCAGTACCGGCAACAAGACAATGCGCTTTGCTCCACAAGGCATGGAAGACGTGCCTATGGCCGAGGTCTGCACTGAGTACACCGACTACGTGCTTCACCGCCAGAACAACTTGTTTGAGGTCATGCAGACTGTCATCCATGACGGCCTCATTGCCCGTGCTGGCATTGCTAAGGTTTACTGGTGTATGCAAGACGAAAGCAGCATCCAGTATGTCGAGGACCTCACCGAAGAGGAACTTGACGCCATCCTCTCTGAGGACAACGTAGAGATCGAAGAGATCAAGGAGGACGCCTATGGGCTGTTCTCTGGTGAACTAAGAGTGACCCGCGATACGTCTCAGGTAAAGGTGGAGGCTATTGCGCCAGAAGAGTTCCTAATTGAGCCCCAAGCTAAGTCTTTAGAGTCCGTTAGCTTCTGTGCCCATCGCACCAAGAAGTCTATCTCAGAACTCATTGAGATGGGCTACGATGAAGACTTGGTGTCTGACATTGCAGACAACGAAGACACTGATTTTGACAACGATCCAGAGATACTCGCTCGGTTCGATGACATTGGTGCAGACCGTGGTTTCAACGCTAAGGGATACCAGCGCCAGACCCGTCAGGTGACTGTGGTTGAGGCCTACCTGGAGCTAGATGTAGAAGGCAGCGGAACTACTGACCTATACAGGATCGTAAAGGCTTCTAACGTCCTCCTAGAGAAGGAAATAGTGACACGGCGTCCATTCGTCGCTTTTGTCCCGCTTCCTATCCCACATGCTTTTCACGGCAACAACTTCGCTGAGAAGCTACTTGCCATTCAGAATGCTCGAACAGTCCTCACTAGGTCCATCCTCGACCACGCTATGGTCACGAACAACCCACGATACACGGTTGTAAAAGGTGGACTTACGAACCCCCGTGAGCTGATCGACAATAGGGTCGGCGGTATTGTCAACGTGACACGCCCCGATGCTATCAACGCTATGCCTCAGGCCTCTCTGAACCCGTTTGTCTTTCAAACGATCCAGATGCTCGATGAGGATAAAGAGGACACCAGTGGTGTCTCTCGCCTATCTCAAGGTCTAAACAAAGACGCAATAAGTAAACAGAACTCAGCAGCAATGGTAGAGCAACTGGCCACATTGAGCCAGCAGCGTCAAAAGATCATTGCGCGTAACTTTGCGAACAACTTCCTCAAGCCTCTTTTCTCTATGGTCTACCAGTTGGTAGTTGAGAACGAGAGTGAACAGAAGATTGTTGAGTTAGCCGGACGCTACGTTCCAATCGACCCATCGCAATGGGCGGACAAGCGTGACGTTCAGGTTGAGTTCCACTTGGGATATGGTGATCAAGAAACAATGGTACAAAAGTACCTAGCGTTTCACACCATGTTCTCGCAAGACCCGGCACTTGGCCAAATGTACTCACCAGAGAACAAGTACAAGATGCTTGGAACTGTCTTAGAGAAATCAGGTATCAAGAATGTCGCTGACTTCCTAACAGACCCAGCGCAGATACCTCCGCCGCCACCTGACCCAGCACAAGAGATGCAAATGCAGATGGCGCAGAAACAGTTGGAACTTCAAGAACGCCAGACAGCTATGGCTGAGATGAAGGCCCAAATGGACGGGCAAATGAAGCAAATGAAACTTCAGTTGGACCAGATGAAGGCCCAGCAACAATTTGCCCTTCAGTCGGACAAACTAGACCTCGCAGAGACTCAATTCGAGCACAAAGAGTATGTGAACCTCGAAGAACTTGAGATCGCCCGTACTGCGGATGATGTCCGAGCAATCGCAAGCCCTAACGGGTAAGCACCCTACCCCACTAAAGAGAGAGCAACATGCCTACACAAGAAGAGCAACTTGTGACGGCTGGAGATGAAGCGGACGCCCTATTAAAGGGCTCCGCCTTCACTTCGGTTGTCAACGATCTTGTCGAGAGAGCCTTCCAGACTTTTGTCAATACGGCCCCCGAAGACAAGGAGAAACGGGAGTATTCATACAGCCACTATCGCGCATTGGTCGACGTGGTGGATACTCTAAAACAGCGAGTTCAAGTGCGTGACAGCATCCTTGAACAGCAGAATGGCGACAACAGCCAAGAGGAACAGTAGCACCATGAATAACGTGCAAGATACTAACTCTGAGCCCCGTGCATTAGATGTTGATGACGCGGCGGACGCAATCTTAGGTCGATGGGATGACGGTGAAAGCCTATCTGAACTCGAAGACAAGGATGCAACATCCGAAGACCAGAACGAGACAGAGGTCGATGAGGATGAACTAGATGACGAAGATGTCAATGGAGACAGCGAAGAAGACCTAGAAGACCCTGACGGGGACGAAACTGAGGACACTGATGAAGACGATGGTGAAGCCGAAGAAGATGACGATGATGAGGCCGAAGAGCCTCTGACAGCTTCTGACGATCAGATCGTAGACATCACAGTCAACGGTGAGACCAATAAGGTATCTGTAAAGGACTTAAAGCGTCTGTATGGACAAGAGGCGTCTCTAACCAAAAAGTCTCAAGATTTAGCAGCCCAGCGCAAGGTGTCCGACGATAGTCTGGCACAAACGCATCTGTCATATCAAAAACTAATGGAACGCGCAGAAGCAAGGTACAAGCCATATGCCGACATAGATATGTTGGTCGCCTCACGGCAAATGGAGCCTGATACCTTCGCCCAACTGCGTCAGGATGCCAAACAGGCAGAGGAAGACCTAACATTTCTCAAAGAGGAAAGTGGTCAACTTCTGGCTAAAGCACAGCAAGAGAACCAACAGTTGACCAAACAGGCAGCCGCAGATTGCGTCAAAGTCCTAGAGGAAAAACTGCCCGACTGGGGTAATGAACTCTATGGAGAAATCCGCAAGTACGCTGTGCAAATAGGCCTCCCGCAAGAACAGGTCGATCAGTACACATCTCCAGATGTAATCATGCTGATCAACAAAGCCCGTCTCTATGACCAATCAAAGCAGTCCGCCGAAGGCAAGAAAGCCAAGGCCAAACTCACGAAGTCAAAGAACGGTAAAACTAAAGTTCTAAGTTCCAAGAAGTCCCCACCCTCCAATAAGTCCATCCAAGCCAAGCGTAAGCAACAGGCACTGGATCAACTCAGTGGAGCTAAGGACCTCGAAGATATTGCAGACGCACTAATGAGCCGCTGGGAAAGCTAAGTTTTAATCTTGTCAAATCCCAAATAAATCTAAGGACTACAATAACATGGCTACTTATACCACATACGATCAGGTCGGTAAGAAAGAAGATGTTTCGGACATCATCTCATCGATCTCCCCTTTCGCAACGCCTTGCCAAAGCATGTTCAAGAACGAGAAAGTTACAGCCCGTACCTTCAGTTTTCTGGAGGATGCGCTGGCCGATTCTGCGGTTAATGCCGCCCTTGAGGGAGCCGATGCTACTATGCTGTCTCTCACAGACGCAACTGAGCGTACTCAGAACACTCAGATCATGGTCAAGGGTTTCCAAGTTTCTGCAACGGCTGACGCGGTAGCCCTCTATGGCAGAGCCAAGGAAACAGCCCTGCAACTCTCAAAAAAACTCAAGGAAATCAAGAAGGACTATGAAAAAGCTATGGTTGGTGTTGCCCAAGCAGCAGTAGCTGGCAACGCTTCTACAGCCCGTAAGATGACTTCTATAATCAACCAGATTTCTACAACGGTAGATGCCGGAAGTAATTCTACGGACGCGATGACCGAGGCCAAGCTATTGTTGGCCGGTCAGACTGCATACGACAATGGCAGCGAACCAGATACCTTCATGATTAAGCCAGCGGACGCCCAAATCGTCGCTGGTTTCTCAGCAGCTTCTGGTCGTAACCGTGAGATTGCTCAGGGTAAGACATTGGTCAATGCTATTGATCTGTATGTGTCCCCCTATGGCGAATACCGTGTTGTTCTCAACCGCGAACTCCTGACAACACACGCTTTATTGATCGACCCAACGATGTTTAAGACATGCACATTGCGTCCATTTACTCGGACACTTTTGGCCAAAAATGGTGACTCAGATCGCCACCACATCGTAGGCGAGGTATCTTGTAAGCATACTAACTTTGGCGACTCTGTGATGATCACAGGCTTGTCATAATAGAGATACTATAGACCACTAGGTCTTTAGTTAGGCCCATCCATAGAACACATAGGTTTTGCTCTCCTTACTGTGTGTTCCTTGGGTGGGCCTTTTTCATTTGTATCTGAAGGGGGCAAAGGACGCCTCCATGACCGCAGATACTACCGAAGAACAGCCACATCTAATCCAGTCTAACACAGACTTTATCATGGATGCAGGCGACCTAGTTCGCAAACACACACAGACAATTTCACAAGCATTCCTAGACGATCTGAAAGACGCTCGAAACAATAGTAAATCGAAGCCAACAGGTGAGTTCCACAGGATTGCCTCCATCCCTACCGTGATAGCCGAGAAGTGGTTGCGGGAGGGTTTCGACCTCTGGGAAGCCACAGGTGAACAAATCGTCCGAAAGCTAAAAACTGAGGACATGGGCGCATTCATGGCGACCGAAAAAAGGATATAATCGATGAACAAAGGTGAACTCCGCACCCACTTTCTTGCCCTATTAAATCGCAGCGATTGCACAAACGCTTTAGCGGACACCTTCATTGACCAATCCATTGGCCGTATCCGCAGAACTCTCCGCATACCAAGCATGGAGAAACAGCAGACTTACGCAGTTTCTTCATCTGGAGGTCTTCAGTCAATAACCATTCCATCAGACCTTCTTGAGACTATGGACATATACTTTGACGGGGATGCTATGGTGCGTCTCCCCCTACACGAAATGCTGGCAAGACAAAGAACAGGTGAACTAGGAACTCCTAGGTTCTTCACCAGAGAGCAAGGAATATTTAGGATATTTCCAATGCCAACAT